AAGATACCAAAACCTTGCACATTCTCCAGCACCATAAGTAAGTGTTGATGGAGAAAAAGAATATTTCTTAGTAAACTTTGGTTTAATATCTGCTACATATCCTTGTTGAATAGCGTCTACTAATCCTTCTGTATACCCAATATCTTCGTTATGTTTTGGTTCATCTGTTCTAATCATAATTTGTTTTAGTAAGTTTTTACTGATGTTTTATCCTTTGTTTATATAAGTATACCAGGTTAGCGTATTATGTATTTAAGTGCTGACACTAAGTTGTTAATTGATTCTGCTGCCGTGAAATATATGTTTTTCTTTGCCCTATCGCTTTTATCTACATTAGCCATCCAGGTTGCCTTGAATGACATCTTTGCTGCAATTGCCTGAAGTCTTACAATTTCAACAGTAGCAACATTAAACGGAACATCTGGTTTAATGATTAATTTAGCAATCATTGTTAAGGCGGTTGTTAACTCTTCGTCATTCATATAGTCAGCAATCTCAGTCAAACCATTGACCATATCTATAGTTGTTCCTGTTTGTTTAACTTGCTCTATCATTTTACTTACCCTCCGTTAGTTGTTCTAAAAGATCCATTTCAATTATAGCAAGCCTTACCTTTGTATTACCTTCTCCAAGTATTACAACAATTGCTGGAGACTTATCAATCCCCGACTTTATTGAATCAGTAACAGCCTTAGCCCATACATCTTTATTTAATGTAAAAGATTTTCCAACTTCTTTAAAATCAACTATAAAATTTCTCCAAGTTGCATCGCCTTTTTTATTATTGCGACCAGAGTTTTTATGTTGTTTAGCCCCAATTCTTTTAGACTCGCTTTTTTCACTCATTAGCAAAGTCTTTCTTTTTTCTTTTTGGTGGAATTAACCCAACTTTAGATATATGTTTTTTAGAACACATCCAGGTTGCATCACCAGTTTCTCTCCAATACCTTAAAGAACTAACTTCTTCTTGACAAGTTTTGCATGGAAACTTGCCTGGATATATTGTAAAATTGTTAGACATTACTTAGTTTAGTCCTTAACTGTTGTTGTAAGTCTAAATCTTCTTTTATTCTATTAATAATTCCTTCTCTTCCTTGTACCTTTGTACCGTCATCTAATTGATACCAGGCTCCAGTTCTATTTAATAGACCAACTGACTCAGCCGTATCAACAAGATCACCAATAGCGTCAATGCCAATATTATCTCCACGGAAATAGAAATCGTATTCCCCAGATTGGAATCCAGGAGACGTTTTAGAAAATTGTAACTCCCAACGAATCTTTCTACCAATCTTTTCTTCAATGAGTTTATCGCCAACCTTAATCTTACCTTTGATAGCCTGATTGTCGGACTCAGAGGAAAATAACTTGATAACACAAGATGAATAGAATTTAGTAGCCTGCCCACCAGAAGGCTGCTGGCTAGTATACATAGCACTAATATTGTTACGGCTCTGACTAATAAGAACCAAAAGAGTTGGCTTAACTTTATTATTTGCATAATTAAGCATTTTCCAAGCGTTACTAAAATCACGAGACTCCGCTCCAATCTGTTTTGTATTTTCTAAAGCCTTCATTTCATCTGTATCTTTTTCAAAATATATGGCAGGAAGCATGGAAGTTATAGAGTCGATGACAATTAAATCAACTCCAGCATTTATAAGTCCAACACCAACATCTACCATATCGCTAATAGTTCTTGCTTGAGAGTAAATTAATTTTGTTGGATCAACCCCTAATTTCTTTGCCCAATCTTCAGAGTATGACATTTCAGAATCAATCCATGCACAGACCTTGCCTTCTGCTTGCGCCAAAGCAATCATCTGTAAACACATAGATGACTTAGCCGATGACTTACTTCCCCATACCAGGACTTGTCTACCGTATGGTAGTCCACCGCCTAGGGCACGGTTTAATCCAAAACTTGGTGTTGGTTGATAATCAAAACTAATACCTTCGCCAGTTCCAAGTCGTTTTCTAAGTCTTGGATCTAATTGAGATAATACATCTTCTACACTAACTGACATTTACATCCTCCATTATAACGGTTCCATCTTTGGTTTTACCAAAACTAAATTTATACGATTTACCTTCTTCAATATGCATATATGCTTTAGGAAATGCAGTAGGAAATACTGTAACAGAGTGTAAGTCTCTAGCCGTATCTGCTAAAGTTAAAGAAGCCATTTTCTTTCCAGCCTTTGTAATTCTTGGTTTAAAAGAAACTACAAACATTTCTTCCTCACTATATGGTAATTGTTTGTAACCTAAAAATTTAACAAGTGCATTTGAAGATTCTTTTATTTCATCAACAGGAATTGCAGAGACAATCCTATTGTCATTAGCAAGAACCAAATAAGTACGACCCGTCTCAATAGTCGTTCCTTCTTCATCAAATATACCAACACTCCCAGTTTTGTCAAGAATTTCAACTCGTGACCATCCCTTTCCTCGTTTAATTGCTTTAACCATACCCATTAAAATGTATGATCCCTTTTCTTCAAATGAATCAACGTCTTGAATAAATGCATAATAGTGTGAGGGAATTGTTATGTTAAACTCTGGTAGATTTAAGTATTCATAAATATTTTCTTTAATCTCACTATCGTTTCTTTCATTATCGGCAAAGGTTGCTGCACCAATAAGTCTAAGAGCGTTAAGCGCTCTACTGTTTACGCCATTACCTTTTGTAAAGGTAAATTCTTCAAGTTCTTTGTATGTTTTAAATGGACGAGCAGCAATATATTTTTCAGCAATGTTATTAGAAATAAACTTAATTCCTGTTAGCCCAAACCTTATACCTTTGCCTTCAATTTTAAAGTCAAGGTCTGAATCATTTATATGGGGTAGTTTAACTGATATGCCCATGCGTTTTGCTTCAATTAGATATTCTGTTCTACCGTCTTTATCCTTCTCATTTTTAAGAAGGGCAAACATAAACTCAAGTGGATAGTAGTATTTTAACCACGCCGTCCAATACGAGAGCGTAGAGTAAGCAACCGCATGAGACTTGTTGAACGAGTATCCCGCATGCGCTTCAAAGTCATGCCATAGATCACGAGCCTGATTGGGAGCAATATAGGCAGAAGCGCCAGTAATAAAACGTTCTTTATAAATATCGAACTCTTTTGCATCTTTCTTCTTTCCAATAATTTTACGTACCTTGTCAGCATCAGACATTGACATTCCACCTAGGTGAACACAAGCCTGCATAACTTGCTCTTGATACAGGATACACCCATATGTATCATCTGTGAACTCTTTCATAATTTGGTGGGTATAGGAAACATTCTGCTTTCCATGCTTACGAGCAATATAGTCTTTACCAATAGTATTCATAGCACCTGGACGAACTAAAGCATTTGATGCTGCTAACTCATTAAAGTTCTTTACTCCCATTTTTACTAGGAGGTTTGTATATGGTGTTGCTTCACACTGGAATACACCTTTTGTATACCCGTCTGAAAGCATCTCATATACTTTGGGATCTGCCATATCAATTGATAAAAGATCGATGTCTTTGTAGTGATTTTGTTTAATCATATCAATAGCATCTTTTACTACGCTTAAAGTTTTAAGACCTAATGCGTCAATTTTAATAAGACCAATCTTTTCAGCCTCTTCCATATCAACACCAACCACAGGAATGCGATCATCGGATCCAGGAGAAGAGCGAGTTTCCAATGGCGCATACCTAAATATTGGATCCTTACTAGTAACCACACCAGCAGCATGAATGCCAGTACCTCTAATACGACCACGTAATTGTTCTCCATAAATCTCCACCTCTGGATATTTTTCTCTAAACCACAGTGTAGTTTTAGAGGTACAATATTCATCCCAAGTATCGACTAACTTTAATACTTTGTTAACATCTGTTAATGGTATATCTAAAACTCGTGCAACATCTCTTACAACACCTTTATCTTTAAACTCAAGGAATGTAGCAATAGATGCTACGTGTCTATACTGTCTAACTAAATAATCTTTTACTTCATCACGACGAGTATCTTGAATGTCCGTATCAATATCAGGAAAGTCGTTACGTTCTGGATTAATAAAACGGAAAAACAAAAGACCATGTTCTATTGGATCAATTGTTGTAATACCAAGTAAATAACAAACTAAAGAACCAGCAGATGATCCACGACCTGGACCAACTAAAACACCTTCTTTCTTAGCCCAATTAATCATATTGCTTACTACAAGAAAATATGGTGCAAATTTTTTATTACGAATAATTTCTAACTCTTCGTCAAGTCTTTGTTCATAAATATCATTTCCAAGCCAGTTGTCGGTAAGCCGATATTTTTCAAGTCCTGCAAACGCTAAGTTTGCTAACTCTTGATCTGGGTTTTTATATTGAACTGGTAAAAGATTTAGTCCATCTTTAATGTCATAGTCTTCTACTGTATCTGCTAAAAGTGTTGTGTTTGAGTATATGTCTGGTCGATCAATACCCTGCAGTTCCATTGCTGCCTTAATTTCTTCATAAGATAATAGATGGATATCAAATTTATTAAATGTTATTTGGCGGTCTTCTCCGTATAAATAGTCAAGTCTTTCCATCATATCTGTTTTCTTTTTAGACTTTTCGTATGTTGCTTCTTTGTTTATTTTTCCATGTGTATTTAAAATTAACTTAAATTCTTGTATTTCTTTTTGCAATGTATCTGAATGATGACAGTCTGGTGTAACAACAACCTTTATATCAAACTCATCAGCAAGTTCAATAAGATATTTATTTATTTCTGGTGTGTTGTGTGGCATAACCTCAATATAGTAATCGCTACCAAAGTTATCTTTAAACCAGTTAATGTTCTTTTTAGCAATTGCAAACTCTTGCTCTTCTAGTGCTTTAACAATAACGCTACTAGGACAAGCAGAGGTTACAATAATTCCTTCTTTATACTTTTTAAGAATCTCAAAGTCAAACCTTGGTTTCTTAAAAAACCCATCTGTCCATGCAATTTCACTAATCTTGTTAAGGTTTTCCAAACCTTTTTGGTTCTTGGCTAGAAGGACAATGTGGTTATAGACAAGATCTTGTTGACCTTCTCTTTCAGACTTATCTCTTTTATCAGATATATCTGCACACATGTATCCTTCTAAACCAAGGATTGGCTTAATACCCTTTTCTTTTGCAGCACGATACAACTCTCTGTGACCAGAAAGTGTACCGTGATCTGTAATTGCAAGAGCGTTCATACCCAACTTGCTAGCACGGTCTACATACTCTTGTGGAGTTGCTATGCCGTCAAATAGGGAGTAGTGAGTATGAACATGTAAGCCTACATAGTTCATCTATTACCAGTCTACGTTGGTAGCAGATGAAGTTGTTGGACCGTCAAAGCCTAAGTAGAATGCTTCTTGTTCAGCATAAGGAATTTTCTTTAATGCTAACTCAAGAGGATAAGGCTTAAATGCTGACCAGTCAAATGGCTCTGTATCTGGTGCACCTGGAATGGTTGTGTAACTTGTTTCAGTACCCTGACCATTTCGCTTTACTTTCCAGACTACGTTTGAGATGCTACCTGTTTCAAGTGCATACTCACGAATTGTATTAAATGCTGATTGCTTGCTAACACCCATTGACCAAATAGCCACATACGGTGCTTCAATGCCATCGTCGACTAAAACATTGCAATAGAAACGAAGACGTGCTCTCCAGCCAGCCTTTACATCTTTGCGATGCATTTCTTCTGCCCAGTCACGACCTTCTGATTCCATTGTGTCTACAGCCTTGCGCTTGTAGTCTTTTGGATTTGTATGTTCCTTAACGACTAGAGCAAGACCACGGTCTGCATTATAATTTGCAGAGTCTTCATCTAGTTCTTCAATGAAACGGATTTTTACTGCTTGTCCATCGGCAATTTTTAACCATCTTACCTTTGGAGAGTTTTCATCATATTTTGGTTTTTCGAGCAGGGCATTTATATTTTTTAGTCCCTTTACTACGCTCATATATTCTCCTTCGTTTGTTATATTAGTTTAACATAGTTGATATAGATTTGTCAAATTGAAACTCTATGCTTCGAATTGCCTCATCATCCATATCGCCTATATCTTTATATTTTTTATCTATGTTTATTACGGTCACTAATGAGCCAAGTTTTTCAATTAACTTATCTCTCATTATTGAACCAGCCTCGTCATTGTCTGCAACAAGAACAACATTGTTGAAGTATTTTGCTAACAGTTTGATCTGTGATGCAGATACGTTAGCCCCCAGAGTTGCCACTGCTGGGAATCCTACTTGGTCTAGCCTTATAGCATCAAAAGATGATTCAACTACATACACAATACTAGATGCTTTAATTCTGTGTAAGTTAAACAATATTTTACCTTTTGGAAGTCCTGGAGTATTTTTAAACTCTTTACCTTCTACAGATCGACCAACAAAGCCAAGTGTTAATCCATCTGGAGAGTGAACTGGTATAGTCAACATATCTTGTTTTTCTGAATAGCCAAGTCCAAACTTTTTAACTGAATCTTCTGTTATGTATCTTCCAGCATAATATCTCATTGCTCTTGGAGACTCTAGAGCCTGATTATTTAATCTTTTAATTAACACCTCGTCATACTGAACAAAATCTGGTGGAGCATACATTGCTTTATTAATTACACTCTCAATATTAGTTTCTGTTTGTTTGCTTTTTATATATCTTGCCGCTTCAAAATAAGTTCTACCAGTTACAAACATTACAAACTCTTCAAGATTTTTAGTTGTTTGACATCCAAAACAAAAGAATAGTCCACTATCTTTTGCAATTTCAGCAGCAGGAGTTCTAGTGTTATTATGATATGGACAATAGATTATGTAATCATTGCCAAACTCTGCTTCGACATCAATACCTGCACCACTAAGCACTCTTTGTATTTGTTCTTTACTATAAATGTTATTTACCATCTTCGTAATCCTTATATCTGTAATAACCTTTGTCAAAATCTACTTGTACTAAAAAGTCTCCCATAAAACCGTTACGATTTTTTCTAAATACACATTCAATAATATCACTATTTGTGGCACGACCTAATGCCATAACCCAGTCAGCATCGTAAGCAATTTGTCTAGACCATGCAGTCTGACCAAGTGTTGGTGCGCTGCTTAAATCTTTTACATCGTCAGGAGTAGCAGAAGAAATAGCAATAATTGGAACCTCTTCTGATATAGCCATTAACTTTAATTCACGAGAAAGGTTTTTCATTCTAACTGTTTCATTCTCAGATTTTTGGTTTGGAGCCATAAGTTGTAAATAGTCTACAATTATAAAGTCTGGTTTATACTGATCAATCTTTCCACGAATAACAGATGGGTTTACTTCTCCACCACTATCATTAGAGATAATATGAAACTCTGGTTTGCCTTCTATTTTATTTTTATGCCAATTCTTTAACATATCAATTTCAACTTCACCATTGCTAAGTTTGCGATGAGACCAAAGACCTTCACCCATAATAGCAAACACACGATTACGAACTTCTGTCTCAGACATTTCTAAAGAAATAACTAATGGAGACTTACCCTGTTTCCATGCCTGAACTGCAAAGTAAAGTGCTAGCCATGATTTACCAATTCCAGGATAAGCCAAAAAGACACCTAGTTGTCCTGGCATAATTCCAGAAGGTAGGTAGTTATCAAATCCTGGTAAACCTGTTTTAATTCCAATTTGACCAGTCTCTTTTTGTTCTTTAATCTTTTCAAAATATGCAACGGCAGACTCTAGGTCTGTTGCATCAATATCACGTATGGCAGATGTATTCTTTTTTAGTTCAGATGTCTTTGTAATAAGACCATTAAGGGCTTCTGTACCATTACCAGTTTGAACTTCTCCTGCTGCAGATCTTAAAATATCTTTTAGACTATCGTTTAAATATTCAGTCTGTAATTCTTCAAGATGGTGTTTAGTTGCACCAACATTCTCTACTGGCTGGAAGTCTCTAAACTTTTCTACAACCAAAGAGGTTGGAGGAACTACACTATTATTTTCAAAATACAACCTTATAAAATTCCAAACATCATTATGAGTCCTAAGAAGGTTTTCAACATTAGCCTGTAGAAGTACGTGCATTTGTTTGTCTTGTAATAATGCTGAGATAACTCTTGCTTCTGTATTATTCACTGAGCCACCTCCTTGCTAATTTTCTTCGCTCTATTCGTTCTAATGTATCTTTTTCAAAATCTAGTTTACCGTTAATAATCTTTTCTGCATTATATGCAAAGTAGTTCCAATTTGGTTCTTGTGCAATACTAAAATAATATTCTAGCAAATCATAACAAGCAGAAATACCATAAGACTCTACTAAGGCATCAGCAGACCATTGCTCTACGTTTAAATTTAAAGATGGCTTTTGCTCATACTTTGCTGTATGTAACTTGCTGTACCTACTAAGCAAAGCCATGCGGTCTTTGCGTTCAGCCATTAGTCTTTGCTATCAGCCTCTAATTGTGCCTCTTGAATTTTTTCAGTTAGTTTGTCTTCAACAAACTTATAGACTCTATCAAAAGCCTGATCTGAGTTTTCACCATCACGCTTAGAATCAACAACCCCTAGATCAATTCTTAAAGACTGGAAATTTCCCAGATTAAGTGTATATCCTAGAGTTACTGATACTTTTGTATTATCGTTTTCCATACCCCACCTTTTCTCTATTTTAAATGTTTTCAGACCAGATTGGAATATACCTTCCGTCATCTGTCTTTGTATATGTAAGTATACCTTTTCCCATTCGTCGTGTCAACTCTTGGTTCGTAGGCGTCATATTATTTGTTATTAACCCATCTTTTCTTGGTTGCCCCATATGTATAGATGCCAGTATATCACGAATCACCTTAACTGCGCTTTCTGAATAGTATGATCTTATTTGCCATCCAGTCCTTCCATTAATGGTAGATCCTACTGGTGGCGGAATAACTCCTTTTTTAATTAATGTTGGCATATACTTTCTATGACGATTAATTAATCTAGCAGTCTCAGCAACCGTATAAGCCTTTTCTCTATTTTTTCTAAAATCAGTTCTTAGGCAAGTTTCAACTCTATCTTTATTAATGTTGTATACAGACACCAAACCAGTAGATCTTGAACTATGGTAAAGCCTTACAAGGTCTCCATTAAGAAACCAAATTTTTTTACTTCCTTTTACTATAGACTCGTTATTGTAAGTTTGGCTCTCGATAATTCCTTTGCCAGTAACCATCTGCCCTCTCCGCTTTCAGTTGGTGGATGATAAAATCTTCTTGATCCACACCGAATACAATACGTTTCCATATGTTGTACGCTTGTATATTGTCTATCAATAAACAAACGACCATTACATTTATTACAAAAAATCATTATGCTGCTATCTTTTAGTTTGGTATGCCAACGGCAATTAAGTTAACAGCCAGAGATAAGTTACCAGATGCTCCAAACCTTACAAACCCATCTACCTTAGAGGTAGTAACTGTTTGTAATACAACCGTTACATTTTGTCCAGCCTCAGTATTTCCTATATTTCTTGCTGTTGCTGTAACAATAGGTGGAAATTTAAAATCATTTTGGAAGGAATAACTAAACCCTCTTTCGTTACCAGCGCTAACTGTGCTGTTAGTTAAAACTTCTACATACCCGCCAACTATTCTGGCATTAGATGTTTTTGTTGTTTCTTTAACTGACGGACCATTATCAATACTAGTAAAATTATATGCTGCAGAAGATACCTCTGTAGATAGGTCATTGATTGTTTGAGCCAGGTCATAGATATAAGTAACATCTAGTGGTTGCCCACGTTCTGGTAAAGGTATTCTTGCCATGTATTCCTCCTATTTAATTATACCAAAGAAACTATGCTTGATTCAAATATAGTTAATCCAGCATTTCTTTCCTTGTTAATTCCCTCAACCTGTACGGCAACTCTAACATTTGTTGTTCCAGTATTAAGAAATCCATACGTGTGTATTGGTGATGTGCCGTGATAAAAATAACTACCTCCGTCAAATTTTACAAAAATATCATATCTAGGTCTATTATTTTCATCACCCCAGATTGCAGTAGAACTTGTTCCATTTTTAAATAAAGTTCCGCTAACTGACTCTATGTTTACGGCTGGTACTGAAAAAATTGGTGAATAATGAGATGATCTATTTTTATCATCAGAGATAATCCTATATCTTAAAACATATTCATTATCATCATTAACTGGTGGTAGTTGATTTTTAGGAATAATTAATTTTTTAATTCCAACATCAGCCATTATGAAACTCCTATTGAAAATCTAAATTCTACATAATTACTAGTATTAGGAGACTTTATAACTGTTTCTGCATTATCATTTTTAACAATTGAATATCCAGTTAAACCATATAGCGGATTAACTGTAGCAATGTTTTCTAATCTAAGAGCATCTAAGGCAACGTAATAATTTGATGATGGTGTTGGGTTTGGTCCGCTATCTTCAGAAAGTACGCATGCATAAATTTTAACAATAGTAACTGCATCCCAACTAAAGTTTGATGTTGAGTACAGGTCTTGTAATTCTTTTGAAACTACAAAATATCTATTAGTTCCAAAGTCTTCAATGTTATCTAAAGCCCCAGATGTTCCATGGTTTATCTCTGCCTCAAAACGAGCATACTCACTTCCATCGGTAGATGCAAACTCAACAAGAACTCTAACTGTTTCTGGAATTAATCCTGAACTACCATTTTTATTTATTAAAGAAAAGGCTAATCTTAATTGATCTGTTGGTGAGTTTCTAGATAAATCAATACTTGCTCCAGTTAATCTTATGTGGTTAGATCCATTTTCAATTACAAAATGATCAAGAGTTGGACCACTCTCTTCACTTAAAGTAAGTTCTGAAGTGTCTCCTTGAATACAAATAATATTATTTAAAAACCTACAACGCTCATATCTTGAAGCACGAGATGTTTTAAAAAATATAGAGTTATCTGCATTTGTTTGAAACACTGGATCTGCAACTGCAATAATATTATCATCTTCTGGATCATCTAATGGAGAAGAAAAAGAATCAATTGCTGTTGTAGAAACTGCTGTGCTGTATTGCCAATTTTCTGTTGATGTAAATGCAAAGATAGTTTTACTATCATAAACTCCAGCAGATGGGTTAGATCCTGCTGAGTATAGTCCCACCTCTGATATTTCATATCTTTCTTCTGTTGGTAATTCTGCTGTAAGCACTATTTTATTAATACCGTTTTCGTTTACAAACCCTCTAGATGAAATAGGGACTCTAAACATTTCAAAATCTAAATTTTTTTTCTGAGAAAAATTTCCTTCAACGTCGCCAGTTTCTAGTGGAGTTGGACCGCAACCAACAGCAAGGTATGAGGCATAGGCTGGAGCCTGACCAAGCAGGTATTTGCCAATAATTCCTTTTCCGTCTTCGGTTATCAAGATTCATTCCCATCAAGTTGGACTATATATATTGTACCACTTGTGCTCAATTGCACCTCTATTTGCTCATCATTATTTAAACCAATAGCCTCTATAACCAAATTGCCAGACTCATCTACATAAATGTTTTGTCCATTTAAACCACTACCTTCATTAGGAAATTTTTGATCAAATAAAATTGGAAAACCAGCAAAATATTTATCTGAGGTTTTTTGTATTCCAAGAATATTATTTGGATTATAGGATTGTTGTAATAGTTTAACATTTTTAATTGGTTGATAAGATATTTCTTGACCATTTATAGTATCACTTCTTGATATATTAATTAACTCTTGACCACCAATATTTTCAAATATTAGGTCAGCCATTGACTCTGTTGATAATGATTGGTCATCAAAAAGAATAATATCTGGCGTTGCGGTTTTAACTAAATTAACGCTAGATGATGATATCATTTGACCTAAAACTATTGGAGTGTTCGGGGTTGGCGATAAAGTTTCTGACATTTTATACCTCGTTTAAATAAATAGTCATATCTGGACCGTTAGAATTTCTTGAATACTCTATATTATATACTACAAACCTGTCATCTGTTGAAGCAACTAAGTCTAAACCATTAGAATCTTTGTAATCTATGGTTACAATGTCTCCTAGTTGTATAGTTGGAGTGGCAAATATTTTTACACCTACCGATTTTTTAGGACTCATAACTTTGTTAATAACCCACCCCATTAAAGCCTCTGCATCATCTTGTGTTTGAATGTATGGAGTATTAATTGAAAATTCGTTTTTACCATAAATTAATCTACTTAACTTAATTTCATCATATTTATTTTTTTCAATTAATGGAGAGTAGGTAAGTGAACTACCAACAAAAGGTGGGTCAGATAGGTTGCCACGTTTTTTAAAATATTCATCAACTGATAACTCATGAGTTGTATCCTGTGTAAATGTAATGCCTTGAATTCTTAAATAATTTCCCGTAGTTTCATCTAAGTTTATTGCAGAGTCTGTTGAGTTAAATATTAAAAATTCTGCCCCATATGAGTTTGCATAAAATCCAGACGTTGTATATCCTTTAATACTATTAAATGTTGGTGATAATTGT